CTGCTCCGTTACCCGTGTACTCTCGGACTACTGCTTGGAATACGTAGATTACATAAACACATTCTATATTACATAAACAATAATATATACCCATAATCCAGTTTTTTAAATAAAAAAAAAAATAACATATATACGCGAGTAGAATTCCTAAAAATTTGCTCCTCGCGGATCCATTCGTGAGTAGGGGAGCCATCCGGGCGCCCTAGTACTCGCTGACACTATGCCGTCTCCTAAGAGCAAGCATTTCCTTCTCACACTGAATAACTATACGGACGCGCAGCTCGCGCGTACTAAGACGTTCTTGGGTGCCAAATTGAACAGGAAGACTAAGATCGTGTACAACTACGGGTGCCAAGAACTTGCTCCTACTACTGGCACTCCTCATATCCACAGCTACATCCAGTTGAACTTTGCTGTGACCAGGGATGATATCGTCTTTTTCCTCAATGTACCTGGCTGGGACGTACAGATCTGTATGGGTTCCAGTCAGCAGAACATCGACTACATCGACAAGGAGAAGTCCAAGGTGCCCGACTGCCCCAACTGGGAGCAGGGTGAGTGCACCGATATTCCTGCGCGTGAGCAGGGTCCTGGCCAGGGTGCCAGGATGGATCTTGAAGCCGTCAAGGCTGCTATTGATGCGGGTGCGTCCTGGAATGACTTGATTCAGAATCATTTTACCGAGGCCTCTCGCTGTGGTCAGTTCTTTAAGGAGTGTATTCACCTTCGTGATGAACAGGCTATGATGGCGAAGCTGACGGCTCAATTCCAATCGGTGACATTGAGACCCTGGCAGCTCGCTTTGGACCAGAAGTTGAACCAGCAGCCAGACCGGTCAGTTATCTGGATGTACGAGACAATTGGCAATGTTGGCAAAACGTGGATGTCCTCTTATCTAAGAATCACACGCTCCGCTGTCGTGCTTCAGATCGCGAAGAAAGCAGATCTGGCCCACATCATAAGCAAGAACATCTCGGATGTCTACATTTTCGACCTTGCCCGTTCAAGCGAAGAAGGCTCAGTTTCAGTGGTATACGAGTTGATGGAGCAACTTAAGAACGGATACATTATCTCTGGCAAATATGATTCGAAGGCATTTTCGCTTGCGCAGCCGCACGTTGTTGTGTTTGCGAATTACCCTCCAGATCGATCCAAGCTCTCAGCTGACCGCTGGGACGTGACGAATATTTCCCCTCTGTGAAGATGCCGGCCCGACTGTATAGGAGGGAGTTCGTAGTTCCTATCAGATACGGTAGTGCTTTTAAAAGTTTAATGATGAGGTTATACAATTTTTATAATCATGATGATCCTATGGATGTTAAGGATCTTATTCGGCTCTTGAGTGATATCACTAAGAATGCGAAGAATATGTTTTCTCTGTCGCGCCAGTTACCTACGTTTGAATTAGACGGTGAAGTCTTTGAATACAGTGGAGATACTGCGCGCAAGTTTAAGGAAGTGATCGATAAGCTACGGCGCCTAAAGAGGATTCACTACACTATGCCTATCATGCCGGAGGTCATAGCAGATGCGTTTGCATAGAGACCCGGCTTGTACCACGAACTTCGCGCAAAGCCCCGGAGGGGCTTCGCGAAGTTTCGCCCCTAAGACCATGCGTTTGACCCCAGGCGTCCTGCCGTACGCCGGGCGTCCTGCCGGACGTATCAGCGTCCTTTTAGGGTCAAACCACCGAGAAGTTCTTAGTTGGAGGTTTAGCGTTTAGGGTTTAATACTAACAAAACTACCTTTAGGGTTCACATGTTTAGGTTTTAGGGTTTAGGGCTTGAATAAGTCCCTCGAGGTGGGGTCTAGTATTACCCCCACCTCGGGATTCTTTCGGCTTGCCTAGAAAGAATCCCCTATGTGAGCGTAGCGAGCATTATCGCGTGCGCATGAACGCACGCGTACTTATCTACATCAAATCTACTTGCTGTGCTAACGTCAAGGATGCCGATGTGGGGAGCCACGGGCAAGCGGGGCAGAGCCCCGCGCGGCAGATATGCTCAGAGGAAAAGAGTGAGGCGGTTTCCGTATGTGGGCATGGCAGGGTTGAAGGCCCTGGCTAAAGGCGGTATGTCTATGTACCGCAAGCGTCGCTCTTCTGCGAAGAAGGGCGTCCTAAAGAAGCGTAAGATGGCGTCGAAGTCTAGTACCCGTAAGGGTACGGTTTTGAAGTCTACGACTTCTAAGGTGCGCGCAGCGCACGCGAAGATGTCCGATCAACGTGTAACGAAGATGAAATTTGAAGATGAGGGGGCCACTGCTGCCACTCATGCTTATGACGCCAATCGTGGGTATTTTGCTGTGCAAGATACTGGTGGCTACCGTACTCTCTGCCTCGCTGTTGCAGGCAGTTTCCTGCGCGATACCCTTGGTAAGAACGGTATTAAGTTCCCCTCTTGGAACACGCATTCTGAGGAGAATACTCAGAATAATTACTGGGACACTGTTGTCCAGCGTTGTTTTGGTATCCAGTTCTATTTCAGTAGGACCGAATCCTATGATGATACCGTTGGTGATGCTGGTCGCAGCATTACTGAAGCCGGTGGCAACTGGAATGTTGCCAACGTTAAGGATGAGATGACGAAGTTGTTTTTGCCTTCAAACAATAGTGTTTCTCCGGCTTCTCCTTATTCTTTTAAGACGCTGTATGAGCTCACTGATGAGCTCGCGGATATGTTCTTCTATTGGGCGCGCAGGGGTTTCTACCCCTCTGCGTACGAGGTCTGTACGCAGATCCGGTCTAACTTCTCTGCCGCTGACGGTGTAGTAGTTAAGTTTAGAGAGAGCAATTTGGCGAGTGCCTCATTGTCTCTGCTGATCGATACGTCGTATCAGATTACGAACTGGTCGCCTGCCTCGCAGGGCACCAGTACCGACTACGATACGAACCGTATCGATACGGTCCCTCTTCAGTTCACTAAGTTTAAGATGCGTAACCTTGGTATCAAGCTGCGTGATTCAGTGCATATCGCAGCGGACGACCTTGGTTATGATATAGGTGAACTCAGTTCGGTGAATACCCCCTTGGGATTCAACGACGTTTCTTCTTTGAAGAATGCCGCTGGCGCTTGGTTTAATCCGTTTGAACGTACTCCTCAGGGTCCCGTGGTCTTTAAGAACATGGGGTCTCGTTCTAAGTTTGGGCTTCAGCCCGGGAAGTCTTCTACTGAGAAGCTTTCTTTTTCTTATAGTGGTGCTTTTGCTGATCTGTTTAAGCGCACTATCCAGCAAGACGTGGCTGTTAAGGTTACGTACAACGCTAGTTCTGGTGCGCAGACAGTATCGGAAAGTACTCAGAAGGTTTCAGGACCTATGGTTCCTGGTGGTTCTACCTACCTCTTTGCGTATGAACGCGTGAAGTTGATGAGCGCTACGAATCCGATCCATCATTCGGATCGACGATTTATTCAGACGTACTGCTCTATGCAGCCGTTTAAGTCTGCTCCGTTACCCGTGTACTCTCGGACTACTGCTTGGAATACGTAGATTACATAAACACATTCTATATTACATAAACAATAATATATACCCATAATCCAGTTTTTTAAATAAAAAAAAAAAT